GACCACATTTACATTTTGAAGCAGGAGATAATGGCCAACTATTACAAGCTAAAAACTTTTTGTCATTTAATCCTGTTTCACCAAAGATGGAAGTGTGGCAAGATAAAGATTCTGCTGTTGCACCGTTACCTAAAAAATCTGCATCAAGTGGTGGTGCAAAAGTTTCTGTGTTAAATAATACCACAAATATTACAAAAGGTTCTACTGTATATCAAATACCTTCAGTAGCAAGTAATCAAACTCCTTATCTTTATCAAAAACAATACGGTTAAAAAATGAACTATCATGACGCTGCCCATACACGAAAGACTGGTTTATTAAGTCTTATTGCTGAAAAGAAATTTCAAGAAGGACAAAGTATTGGTTCTTCTATTGGTGGAGCCATCTCTGAAAAATTTAAAGCAAAAGCAGTTGGTATTAAAGAAAAATTTGATCCGTTGAATATGATTCGTGCAGTTGCAGGTAAAGGTATTGTTGGTAAATCTTTAGTAACAATAGCAGGTCGTGCTTTAGGTAAAGATGAAGATGATATTAGATATTTTGGTGGTTATGGTAGTAGAAAAAGAAAACTTCATGAAACTTTAGATAAAAAAGATCCATTAATTTCTACAATCGGACCTGGTGCAATAGTTAGTGTTAGACCCGGTGATGGCGCAGCAAATATTCTAGCAAAGATGTATAACTTTGTAGAAAGAAATCATGAAACAACCAAGCGAAATTATGAATTAGAAGTGGCATTTAGAAAAGAACAATTAGATGAAGATGAACGCCGTCACAAAAAATTAATTGAAGCATTGTTGAATAGAAAAAAACCTTCAAAAGAAGAAGAAGATTCACCAAAATCTTTTATTGAAAAATTAATAGATGGATTAAAAAAGGCCTTAGGAATTATAATGGCTCCATTAAAGGGGTTGTTATCATTAGTATCAGGTTTAACTGGAATTCTACTTCCTTTGGTTTCAGGTATTGCTGGTAGTATTTTATCGGTGATTGCAAAGAGTGCTGGTCTCATTGTTGAAATATTAACAGTACCTTTATTAAGTTTAATGAAAAAATTATTAGCCAGAACTTTTGGTGTGTTACTTGAAGGTGTTGTTGGAACAGCTCTTGAAGCTCTTAGTGGACCACTTGGTGCTGTTATGGCTACATTAGGTGCTGGAGCAACTGCACAATCTATAATTCAAGAAAGTCAATCAACTCGTATGGGTCCTGAAGCGGCCGCATTAGAAAATAAGCACGCAGAGGAATTGAGAGATTTTGAAGTTAAACATCCATCAGCTTATAGAACTACTGAAGAAAAAGCACAATTTATTGCTTTACAAGCAAAACAAGGAGCTGAAAAGAAAGTTTTGGTTGAAAAGTTTGAAAAAGAAACTTTGATTCCAGCGATGGAAAAAATAGGTTATAAACCACAAGAAAGAAATAAAGCTGGAGAATTGGTTTTTAAAAATGATAAAGGTGAAACTGCCGACATTCGTGACTATAAACGAGCACTTAATGGTGAAGATTGGTTTGATAAACTTTTAATGAGAATGGTTACCGGTGAAGAAATTTCTCCAAAACAATATCAAGAGAATAAAACAAAAGAACTTATTGAATCTGGCAAAAAACAAATTGAGGATGATGTTAGTAATTTGGCAACAGATGCAGAAACCAAAATTAAATCCAATCTTTCAAAATTAAGTCCTGATGTTAGTGTTGGAACAAAATCTATACCTGATGTAATACCAGAAGATTATTCAAATAATACCAGTGAATTTAAAGACAATCAAGTATCTGTTATAAACACACAAAACAATCTTGGTGGTGGTGCACCAAGAATGATGTCATCAGCATCTACTTCTATTCGTAATGATGATATCATACCTAGAGTTGTTCCTGTTTAACCAATAAAAAACCCCGCCGTAGCGGGGTCAAAACCAAGGGTTCGTAGGTTTAATCTTCGTCTGCCAACTTTGCAAAATAACTCAAATCATCTTCATCAGATGTATCATCTTTAAAAGGTGAATCTTCTGCTGCAGGTTTTGGTGCATCAAAGGTCTTAGCTTTAACTTGTTCTACGGTTGTCTTTGGTGCTTCACCATTCAAACCAAGAACCTTATCAAGGCGTTTCTTCAACTCATCATAAGACTTGAACTCTTTATCAGAAATCAATTCTTGCAAAGAGAACTCAGACTTCCAAATCTTCTCCAACTCATCATCGTCAGATAACAATGGTGATGGTGAATCAAACTCAGATTTGTCATAGTTCTGATAACCTTCTACCTTACGAATCTTCAACTTGAAGTTAGCACCTTTCCACAAATCGAATGGGTTAACTGCTGTTTCATCTTCAAAAGCAGGATTCATTGCTTCAGAAATCTTATCAAAAATCTTCTTACCGAACTTGAACAGTTTAACTTGTCCTTCATTCTCAGGATGTTTTGGGTCAGATACGATGTATACGTTTGCAATGTAATTTAACTTACGCTTCTGCTTACGAACAACATCTTTGTTGGCTTCAATGCCAGAATTCCATAATGTAGAATTGTGCTCACAAACTGGACATTGTTGATTCTTAGTGGTTAAACAGTTATCGATTAACCAACCGCCAGGACCTTGGAATCCATGTGAATGAATTTTAACCCATGGTAGTGAATCGTCACCATCTTTTTCAGATGAGGGGAGAAAACGAATAACAGCCATGCCGTTACCTGCTTTGTCTACTTCAGGACGCCAGAAATTATCTGATTTACCTGAATCTTCTGAATTGGTGGAGAGTGCCTCGATTGCTTTGGATAGTTTGTCGAGGTTGCCTGATTGGCGTTTGAGATTTGCGAAACTCATATTGTGCTACCTTTCTGTATAAACGGAATATAAACGGAGGATATCAAATTACTTCTCATAATCAACTGCTAGTATATCATTATATTTATCCATTGTCAAACATACATCTGCAATATTGCCAGAGTTGTTGGCCAATCTTTATGAAGAATACCAATACCACCGGCTTCTCTCCATTGATTGATAACACTTTCGGTGTCATCTATAATAATATGGTCTGGTGCTGCAAACTTATATTTAAATCTTTTACCTGGTACAAAGTTAGGTGTAAAGGTAATACCATGTGTATTCAACCAGATTAACTTCTGTTTTGATATTGCATCATATCTTGCCTCAGAGGCGGTAGAAGATAATATCTGTGTTGGTACTGTCAAGTGTTTACGGAGAAATATCAAACCCTCCATCGCACCTGGCATTAGTTCAAGTGTTTCAAATTGTTTTGTTTCAATAAACTTATCAAAGAACTTATCAAATTTCTTGTGTTTTTCTGCTTCTCTCGGTTCTAAATGGTATTGCTCTTTATATCTTTTATTAAAGTCTGCAATCACACCATCCATGTCCAAGTATATCATACTTATTTTTGGTTTATGCATATTCTTTTATCTTTTCTTTCAAAATTGCCTTATACTTTGGCTTATCATAATGTAGAAATGGGGTATATTTCAAACACCTCATTTTAAAATCTGGCCAGATAATATCATCATCAATCTTTTTGTCCCACATTGGAAAGAAATTCATAATATCATTTAATATACACAAAGTTTCCAATGTTACCTGTTTCATCTGTACCATTCTCATCAGAAGTGGATACGAATTAAGTGGAACATTCAACATATCATCAGGTGAATTACCATCTGCCAATAAGAACATTATATCATTCTCAAAGGTATAAGTCAAGCTTTGTTGTGTCTTTTGCCATTTTCGGTATACTTCTTCGCCATCTTTGGCCATATCACCAACCCATTTATCACCTTCTAAGAAGTTTGCCACATAGAAATCTAGCAATTCTTCCACACTATACTTTCTACTTAACTTATAGAATGTATATTTGTCCTTTCGTTTCAGAAAGGTAGCGGTGCTCACATTGGTTTTGCCATGATATTTAAAGTAATCATAACTATTAGAAGTGAAATGTAACTTTAAACTGTTATACATGGTAAACGCTGCATAACCAGAGTTTTCAGTCATATTGGCAGTTTAGAACTTTTCTTGATTAGATTGAGGTTCTGTGCCTCATCTTTAATTTTTGCTTTGAGTGCGGAAGAAATCAAGGTGGCTGCCACCTCAACTTCTAATCCAGTTTCTTTACAATGATGACAGATAGCATCCATTAGTCCTACTTTTTGTTGCTCTGCCATCTTTTCTACCATCATACTAAATTCTTTTATTTCATCACGGGTTGGCATATTAAATCTTACTATAAAATATATGGTTACCTATTTGTTTAACGACCTTGGTTCTACTCCAACCAGGGTTAATATAAACTGCATGGTAATACAATGCATTTGATTGTGCTATTGTATCATGTAAGAATGGTTCTGTCAATGCACGTTTAGCAATCATTACCGATTCTTCCCATTTGTATTTGTCCATTGACATTGATACTGCCATACAAGTCCATGAAAATTGGCAAGTAACTGCTTTGGCCGGTGTTGTTGTTTTCTGGTATACAACAGAACAGATATCAGAACCAAACTGGCCATTACTTACACGATTCATGGTTACTTGTGCTACTGCCAGTTTACCTTCATAGGATTCATTGGCAGCTTCGTAGTAGATATTCTTTGCGAGGCAATCAACTTGTTTCTTGTAATTAGAAGATACTTCTTGTTTTGTAACATAGGCGTAAACATCTTTAGAAATGGATGGCGCTGAGTATACTAATGACAAACAAATTATTGATACTAAAACTGTTAATACTTTATTTCCGAGGGTTTTGATGCTAGACATCATTTCTCCTTTTTGATTACGACCGATAATCTGGTCTTGGTCTCCAATTACGAACTTGACTTTAAAGAGTGGAGGTTTGAAATGTATGGTTTACTTCTGATCCATACGGTTGCGATATATTTTGTTCCTTCTACAACAGGTAAACCTGCGTGTAATGTTTTTTGGTTAGTTTCATATGAATATTTATAATCAAAGAACAATAAAGAACCTTTTTCTGGTACAATCTTCAATCCAATATCAGGAAATACGGTTTCACCACCTTTAAATCCTTCGTTGAGATATAAAATTGCTGTGCCAATTCTATCATTATCTGTAATATCATGTGATGGAGTATTAAAGAAATCTTTATGTTTTTTATACTTTTGGCCTACACCATATTGAAGAATATGGAGTGGTTCCAAATGTTCAATAGTGATATTATCAAATTTATCTTTGATTAAATCAAATACTTTTTCCCTTATATTGTTAAATTTACCTGTGGTATCAGAATATGAACTACTAGTCCTATAATCTGTTCTTTCTGATACTCTATCACTCATATTAAAATTAAGAGAAGGATAGAATTGGTTGATATTATTAATCACCGTGTCACATTCATCCTCAGTAAAAGACTGGTAATAATAGGTGACATTTGGTTCAGATAAAAGTTGAGTTTCTTTCATCTTTATATTCTACTACAATGTTGTTGATTTGTCAATGGTATTTTATAATTATACCAAACTTTCTTTTATTTCTTCTGAACCGACTTCAATTTTCATCTTAAAATCTGATACAAAGAATACCAAAGATAAACGGCAATCATTAATATCTTCACCGAAACCACCTTGAGGTCCATGCATATAATTGGTATCATACATCACCAATTTATTATATTCGTTCTCCACAATTACTTCTTTACCATCTTTGTATACAATCGTACCAGTATTTGGTTTTGGATTTGGATTTAAGTATATTACTCCGGCTAATACAGCACCGTCATCTTGGTGTATCCAAGAATTATCAAATTTATCTCTCTCACGCATTATGTGAAAATAAGCAATTAGATTTATACCAAAAACAAAATTTATTTTGTGTAAACCATTCACCAACCTCTTTTTCATTGCTTTTTGGAAAATGCTATCAAACAATTTATTAAATTTTTCATCACCCATTATGTCTTTTAATTCTGGTGACCTAATGCCATTAAAAAATGTGTTGTTGTTTTGATTGTGATAATGATTCTCTTTGGTTACATAGGCTTGATTTTTAGCCAATTCCACAATTTCTTCTGGATTGTCCAATATATCTTTTATTTCCATGTAATCAGTTAGCATTATTGACCTTTGTAGAAATTAATTGCTTTAACTAAACCATGAATGTGGTCAGCAGTCTTTTGTTTGAACACCAATGGTTGGTCATCTTCTACTGCCATAATAATAACAATATCATCAATTGGTGTACCAATCATTTCTTCATACATCAATGCATATGCGGTGGTCTGCCAAAAGTAATCTTCGATGTGTGCTTCTGTTTTAATTTTCTTAGATGTTTTGAAGTCAATCACAGATAGAACACCATCAAACTCACCAATACAGTCTACACGACCTGCCATGCCTAATTGTTTAGACCATAATGCACATTCTTGATAGTGAATGTTGTTGATACGATTGAGTAATGGTTTCAATGACACAAACATTTCGAAAGCATCCGGTCGAATACCTGCTTTTAAAGATAAATCTTTATCGTTATTAAGATAGTGTTCACAAAGAGTATGAACATCCGTACCACGACCTGTTGCCTTCTTAGATACACGATTGGCTTCTTCTTCACCAACTCGTTTACGCCATTTCATGATGGCATCTTTCTTTTGGGCGCCAAGCACCGTAGTTACAGAAGGTAATCTTGTACCATCTTCAAGTGTATAGTATCTCTTTCCATCAGGAAAGGTTTCAGATTGTAAATCAGGTAAAGATTTTGGTGGGCAGAAATTAAACATTAGTGGTGAACATTGATAACAATGGAGGTTCTATTTCGGTTACTTAAATTAGTTTCAACAGAATGTACCAGAAAACCTGGAAATAATAATAGTAATCCATTCTGTGGCTTGATACGATGATAACATCTTGCTGACTTGGTGGCAATAGGGTCATTAGGTTCAAACCCAAGATTATTCCATACTACTGCACCTCTTGGATCGTGTAACAGAATATCACCAGAGTTTAATGGTACATCAGCATAATAAACACCAACCAATGTAGACTTACCAATATGGTGATGTGGTGTATCAGATTCAAAGGGTCTAATCACATTCTGTCTGCCAGTAATTTGGCTGTAATTGAAACCATATTTTTTGGCCATTTCATCTACTTCACTTTTAATCCAATGTTTTAATGTATTAATTGCTTGAGTATTCATATCAAACAAATCAAAACCATCAACACCTTTGGCTTCTTGTAGTAGTGCAGCATTTAAAAAGTCAGGATTCTCCATGTTTTTAATGAGAACTGGAGTGGCAAATAATTCACTAATCATGTTTTGTATGGAATTTTTTTAATGAATTCTTCTTTTAAATTATCAAAGAATTTAATATCTTCTTCAGTTAATTCTGCCGCATCAATCTTACTTCTGTAATCTTGAGCTTTCTTCTCTAACAATGTAATATCACCATTATAACGGAAGTTTTGTGTTAAATGTTTGGTGTCGTAGGCGTCCATAATGATATGATATCTATCTTTCTTAGAATCATTACGAATCTGATGCCAATTGTTTACCCATATCATATACACACCACCATCAGCAGGCATATGTAAATGTTCACCTTCACAGATATGAACACAATCTTCATTGGTAATAATTGGGATATGAATACGAGCCATGTATTCTTCAGGCGCACAATCTTGGTGAACCAAAGATTTGGAACCAGCTTTTAGACAAGTAACACGAACACGCCTTGGGTAGAATCCCATATAGGTCAATTGGTCTATTACTCTTTTGATTTCACCAACATAGAGTGATGTTGGATTTTTATGTTCCATTGGGTCTGATACACCCATATACTTCATGGCTTTATAATTGAATGTGCCATTCGGAAAGATAATCTCTTTTAATTCAGGATCATCTGCGTGAAATACTTCCCAACCATCGGTGTATTCACCAGTTCTTGACAATAAACTCCAACCACCAAATCCATTGTATTGTTTACTCTCAAATTCTTTACCTTGAATGTATTGCGGACCTGCCGTGAATACATGAGTTTCAATATCTTTTCTTAATTGTTTTATATTAACTTCAAAACCTAATTTTTCATAGAACATTATAAATTTCCTGTTTCATATAACATATTACAAACATCGTTATAATTATATATCATTGAAGATAGAGTGATTGCAACCCTTTCTTTGAACTCACCTAGTGGAAACACACCATGCGGTTGACTTACATCAAGAACCCACACTTCATTTGGTTTGGCAATAAAACTATTGGTCTTAATTAAAT